CACGGCTCCTTGTAAACAAGGATCATGGTCAAACATGCGTATTGCGAGCGAGTGAGGTACTCGATCGCTGGCCGACGAGAGATCTAGTGTTGCTAAACTCTCATCGACGCTTGAGCTCATTGCAAGTTTCTGGTTGATGGTCTGGTCCGTAAAATTTACATGACCCGACGTCAATCCAGAACTCTCAATACGTCTAACGACGTACTCAGACAAAGCCTGTTGTGTATATTGCATACAAACAGGCTCTATCGCAATGATTCTGGGTGTTTTAAGGGTCTTAGGGACTGGAACGACCCTCACGGGTTGTTCTTCATCCTTTCCGACGACCACCATCGCTCCAAACTCCGGGCTTTCCAAAGCGTTCTCGTTAGAGAACGCCCAGTGTAAGACCGGGAAGTAAGGTTCGAGGCGATCATGCCATCTCGGCTGATTAAACTTCTGGTTACCAGATAGTTTCTCAGCAGTAGCACCAGGACCATGCTTAGGACTGAGAGTGCTGAAGTCAACTGAGTTGACCCCAAGTACTCTAGGCCATATCGCACGGCTGACATTGATGAAATAATCAATATCATCCTGGTTGATGGCAACCGAAAAACCCTGCTCAACTGACTTGAATTCAGTGAGAGCCTTCCCAACACGAGAAGGAGAGCACGGAATTTCAAGTTTTTTGAAAGCATTAGAAAATTGCCTAATGCCTTCGATGGCCGAAATATTCGGTTCATCCAGTAGTCTCCCTGTACCAACGTCAAACACTAGACTGAACATACCTTGCAGAAATGCAGGGATTGTTCCACGTTTCCTGAAGGATCGGAAACATGTTGAGTCTATAACACCCATAGCTAGACCTTTCTCAAGGTCTTTGCTTAGAGTGGGGAGGGTAATCGTCAAAAACGACATACCCTCATGTTTGACGCGCGCGCGTAGCGTCGCTACATCGCGTGAATCTGGTTGTTGTGCGTCGCACTTCCTCACTGCGTCCGTAAGGACACATATGAGGAGCTCGACTAGGTTACTTGCGTGGCTTTTCATGCGTCCTCCTAATACAGAAGGTAAGCATCCAGCCATGCCAGTCCACATCCCACCTCTATATAAAGGTGGTACAACCCATCACAAGTAAAGAAGGACCCTCAGGTTTTGCAAAGCCTTCGGGTCCCCATTTACGCGTCTTCCTACTACTCACCCAATTCATCAGGATGAGTTATGAAGTAGTCGCTAACTTGTGAAAGAACGGCGATAAGAACTGAGAGAATGAGAACCAAAATCTCAGTGCTCATTTCCGCAAACCTTCAACACGTTAGCTGAAGACGCCCAGGTCTTTAAGGCCTGGACAAGGTAGTCAATATCGGTATCGGAAAAGCCATATTCTGGCTCGTCGATAACGAGATAAACGCCCAGAGATTTGTACTCCGAAGTTGCGTCAAGAGGATTCACGGCGACCACTCGTTGGTCAACGCGAACCATTCGACGCGTGCGGTCGCGAGACGTCTGATGACTGATCGTCATTTTGAAGTCTTCTTCCGCCTTCTGGTACACTGAGCGCGTGCCTTCGGAAGAAATCCGAGGCATAGTTTTGGCTACCGCATTAACGGTGATGGATTGGGGGTCTGTGAAAGACATGGTTAACCTTTCGATGCTGTAACGCTGCTTCTCAGCAGTGTTTCTGATGGCGTTGAGAGGTCTCTAGAACACAGGTTTGCCAAACCCATGTCTGTAGCTAAATAGACCTCAATTTGTGGGCATCTTAGTGTCCGTGGGCTCCGCTTTATAGGCGGGTAATACCCAAGGCCCCTAAGATCGACCACTGTCTGGCAGTGAGTCCACTGTCAGCCAAGTCAAAACCGAAATGTCCGCCTAACTTTCTTACCTTCCGAGTGAGAGAGATATCCCACTCGGCCCTGTGAAGCGTACCTGCGATGGGGAAGAACGTTGTTACGTTTACAACCTCATCTGTGGTACCCATCAGGTAGGCGTACTTCGTAGCTAGGTTTGCAAATAGACCGGTATTTGAGGATGAGTTAATAATATCCCCAATATTTGTAAACCAGTCAACTAGCCACGAGAAGGGGGTGAGTTCCCATACCGTAACAGGTGTGAGATCAGCGCCGAAGAGGTTCGCAATAGCTTTTCTCCTCCATTCTACGGACCTAATTTCAGGTACGTAGTAACGGTAGGAAGCTTCGAACCATACCTTCTGCCTCGCTACGCGAGTAATACTGGTCCCTCCTTTAGGTAGGGTTGGAGTCCATCCTATTAGTGCGTAATGATTCGGATAGATTTTTGGGCTATCCGGATAATTAGCGACTAATGAATTCGATGTACTCCTTGTTACGATGCCGCCTCTCTTGTGCCACTGACCGTTATGGATAACCAGGTCATTGTACCAGGTGTCCATAACTTTCCAAGCTCGATAGAACTTGCGAAGGTCAGAGACAAAAGGGAGCCACCCAAACTGGGTGTTTAGCCAGTGGTTGGCCGCTTCTTTCGCATACTTGCGAGGTCGGCGACCAAATCGAGATATATATTCTCGACTAAAAGCACTGGCCGTAGTCTTTAGCATTTTTGGCAGATCGGTTAATTCCCCGATAAATACTGCCGCATCTGCTATCGACTCGCCTGGACGAAATTTTGTCCAGGCTTTGGCACCGTACGATGAGATCGAGCCGAAGGTACTGCTAGCCAGTTGGCTAGTCGTCAACGTCTTAGGCCACTGTAGGGAAGTAATTGATCCCGTGGTGAACCAGCCGTTGACTGGGGCGATTCCTAAAACAAATCCCCCCACGTACCTAAACTCTGTGTCCCGACTTTGGAAGTAATAATCACCGTACTTCCTGACATCTGGGCAAGAGCTCCTGGATTTCCACAAATCAAGTGGACCACCTAGTTGATAAGGTGGGCCTGGGTGGATTTCATCCACGCAGGTCTCCAGGTCGTAGTAGGGATACGAGGACAAAGGGGTCGTATTGTAGTAGGTCGAAGAGACCAACCACGGTCCGACACCCTTTGGCCGCCTCCAAAGGAGCTGCCCTATTTGGGCAGCCGCTCTGGGGTTATCCCTCATTCTCCGTCTCATCACACACCTCCTCATTTCGGTAATGTCGGGTCATTGCGCTAAACAACAACCCTGTTGCCCCCCCA